GCTATAAAGAGAATTACAGAACGTCTTGGAGGAGGTCCAGAAGGAAAACCTCATTCTACTCGAGCAGGAAGAATAGCTGCAGGGGTACGAAAAATTAAAAGAGGTGCAAAATCGTGGAATAAAAAAGATTTTAAAGGTTCTGATGAAGTTAGAGCACTCCTAAAAGGTCTAAGACCAAAAAAACCTTCAACACATGGTAAAGATATTCCAACGATGGCGGCTCAAGGCGGAAGAGCTGGGTTTTTTGGTGGTGGTATTACTAAAATATCTAAAATTTTAAAACAGACTTTTAAACCCCGAGGAAGAAAACCTGGAGTATTGGATAAAGTAATTGGTAAAGGCGTAGTAGATAAAAACGTAAAATCTAAAGAATTAAAAAAATTACTTGAAAAGTCAAAAGCACGATCAAAAGAAAGGGTTGCAGAAAGCAAGTTAAAAAAGAAATGGTTAAAAGGTAAATAATGTCCACGCGTCTTAAAACAAAATTCAAAAACAACAAACAAGGCTGGACATCTAAATTAGAAACACCTAGAGGGGTTAATACTCCTTATATAGGTAGTTATATGAACAGTAAATTAGGGGATGTTAAAGTCTCCAACAAGAGTTTAGAAACATTTTACGGAGATAAAATAAAGCCATAAGAAAGGATTAATGGATCTAGAAAGCACTATTGTACAACTTAATCGATTTATAACCCAGCGTCTTCAGACCTTGTCTTTATCTGTTACGTCAGGAGGTATTGACAATATGGAGAAATACAACTATATCATAGGACAGATAAATGCCTTAGAGGCAACAAGACAGGAACTCTCTAGCCTGCTGGAAAAACAGGAGCAAAAAAATGAAGGAACAGTCATCGACACAACCGATCCCAAAAAATAAACCAGCATTAGAAGAAAAATATAAAAGGCAAGAAGAGAACCTTCCTCAACCAACAGGTTGGCGGCTTTTAGTTTTACCTTTCAAGATGAAAGATAAAACCAAAGGTGGACTAGTGTTAGCGGATTCTACACTTGAGAAACAACAAGTAGCTTCGCAATGCGGTCTAATTTTGGCAATGGGTCCACAATGCTACAAGGACAAGGAACGATATCCTGAAGGTCCGTGGTGCAAGGTGGGGGAATGGGTAATGTTTGCCCGATATGCTGGATCCAGAATTAAGATTGAAGGTGGGGAAATACGTCTGCTAAATGACGATGAAATTTTAGCAACCATCAAGAGTCCAGAAGATCTCTTGCATGAATTTTAACCATAGGAGGAAACTATGCCCGAAGAAGAACAGAAGAAACCAAGCGAGAAAGAGGTAGATATCGATACATCTGGCCCAGCGGTCGATGTAGACGTACCCGAACCCAAAGATGAATCTGTCATAGAAACGAAAGAGACAGAAAAGGAACCAGTAGCCAAGGAAGAAGAAACAGAAACCGTTAAAGAAATTAAAAAAGAACAAAAACAAGACGACGAACAACTTGAAGAATATAGCAAGGGTGTTCAGTCTCGTATTGCAAAACTTACTCGTAAGATGCGCGAAGCTGAAAGACAGCGGGATGCAGCTACGGAGTATGCAAGAGCGGCTGAAACAAGTCGACAAACGTTGGAAAAACGTTTTGTTAGAGCAGACTCTGAATATATTAAAAAGTTTGAGTCAAGCATCAAAGAAGGAATGGATTCGGCCCAAAAAGATTTGGCCGTAGCCATTGAATCTGGTGATGCTAAAGCACAAGTCGAAGCGAATAAAAAGATCGCTACTTTAGCGTTTGATAATGCTAAATTAGAACAAAGCAAAGAAGTACGTGCGGAAGAAGCACCAGTTACACCTGGTGATGTGAGAGAACCTCAACAACCTTCTTCTCAAGTACCTCCTGCTGATCCACAAGCTGAAGCTTGGGCTGGAAGAAACACATGGTTCGGTCAAGATCGAGCTATGACGTTTACTGCGTTCGAAATTCATAAAGATTTAGTGGACAAAGAAGGTTTTGACCCTAAATCCGATGAATATTATGCTGAAGTAGATAAAAGAATTCGTGTTGACTTTCCGCATAAATTTGGTACAAGTGATAATAAATATTCGACCACGCCCGTTCAGACGGTCGCTTCTGCAAAAAGAAGCGTGAAGCCTGGTCGCAAAACTGTGAGACTCACTTCCTCTCAGGTCGCTATTGCGAAAAAATTAGGAGTGCCACTCGAAGACTACGCAAAACAACTAAAAAACACGAAGGGAGCGTAATATGAAAAAAGAAGACAAAACACCTCGTGCGAACCAAACACGGTCCAAATCTGAAAGACCAAAAGTGTGGGTTCCTCCATCATCTCTAGATGCACCTCCTGCGCCTGAAGGATTCAGGTACAGATGGATTAGAGCTGAAACTGTTGGGTTTCAAGATACGAAAAACATATCTGGACGTTTAAGAGAAGGATATGAATTAGTTCGTGCCGAAGAAGTCAAAAATAGTTCAGACTATCCCGTTCTTGAAGAAGGACGATACAAGGGGGTAATAGGGGTCGGTGGCCTTTTGCTTGCAAAGGTACCAGAAGAGATTGCGAAGCAACGTGAAGACTACATGCGACAACAGCATGAAGCTCGAAGCGAAGCAGTAGAACACGATCTTTTGAAGGAGCAGGATAAGAGGATGCCTATCAATATTGAAAGGCAATCTCGTGTAACCTTCGGTGGTACAAAGAAGACCTAGTTTTCTCGGGATAACAACCAATTCCCTATCATCGATTTAATCAACCGTTTACAGGTAAAACTGTAAACAAGGAGTAACAACTATGGCAAATAGCAATACAGCAGGCTTTGGTTTGATTCCTGTAGGTACGATCGGCTCAACGCCATCTACCCAAGGACAAGGCAAATACTACATAGACGCCGCGTACGATGCTGATTTATTTCAAGGCTCTGCAGTGCAGAGTAAAGTGGGATATATCAAAACTGCGCAAGCGGCTATTACGGATACGTGTATTGGTGTGTTGAATGGTATCTTTTATAACGCGTCGACTACTTTAAAACCGACGTGGGCTAACTGGTACAATCAACCGATTACTCCAGCAAACTCTGAAGATTTAACGGCGTTTGTCTTAGACAATCCATTTCAACTTTTTGTTGGTTCAATTGATGCAGCAGCAGCGCAAGCTGTTTACGGTTATACCGTAGGCTTAACTGTAACTGCAGCAGGAAGTGAAACAAGTGGACAATCTAGTTCAACGTTAACAGAGACATCCAAGTCAGCAACCGCTAACCAGTGGAGACTGGTAAGATCGGCTGAGGATCCGTCGAACAATACTAGCGCAGCATACAGAAGCGTTATTGTTGCTCACAACCTTAACCAATACTTACTTAACACTGCTAGTGCGGGTGTAACTTGGCAATAATAGGAGCATATAGACAATGGCAATATCAAGAGCACAGCTAGTTAAAGAACTAGAGCCAGGCCTGAATGCACTATTTGGGCTGGAATACAAACGGTATGAAAATCAGCATGCTGAAATATACGTACAAGAATCTTCTGACAGGGCTTTCGAAGAGGAAGTCATGTTATCTGGATTCGCGAACGCCAATGTAAAAGCGGAAGGGCAAGGCATATCATATGACGAAGCTCAAGAAACTTTTACAGCACGTTACACTAATGAGACAATCGCTCTAGCATTTGCGATAACAGAAGAAGCTATCGAAGATAACCTCTACGATAGAATCGCTTCTCGTTATACAAAAGCTTTAGCAAGATCTATGTCGAATGCGAAACAAGTAAAAGCAGTCAATCCATTAATTACTGGATATGGCACCTTTAAAACAGGCGACGCTTCTTATTTGTTTACTACAGACCATCCTACAGTAGCAGGTTCGTTCGCGAACACGCTTACTACGGCTGCAGATCTTAACGAAACGTCATTGGAGCAGTCTGTTATAGACATCGCTGCGATGACTGACGAGCGAGGACTTAAAATTGCGGCAAGACCGACGAAATTAATAATTCCGTCAAATTCGCAATTTATTGCTGAAAGATTATTTAAATCTCAAGGCAGAGTGGGAACAGCTGATAACGATATCAATGCACTCGTAAGTATGGGAGCAATCCCTCAAGGTTATAGAGTTAATAACTTTTTAACTGATACTGACGCGTTCTATATCATTACAGACGTACCGAATGGTATGAAAATGTTCAATCGTGCACCATTGACAACTGCAATGGAAGGCGACTTCGATACTGGCAACGTTAGATACAAAGCTAGAGAAAGATACAGCTTCGGCTGTTCTGACCCTAGAGGTATCTTTAGTTCACCAGGAGCGTAAAGAAAACATTAGAAGTGAGGCCGCCTTAAAACGGCCTCATTTCGCTTATAAAGATAGAGAAATATATGAAAAACTTTCGAGTCAAAATTTATCACGACGGCTATTTTGCCGATTTTAATCTCCTAGCAGAAGACACTAAGGAAAGTGTTGAGAAATCAATCCTTGACAAACTAGGAAAAAATGATGTAAAGTTCGAATCTGATGGATTTACCCGTGGTAAATGGATAACCTATGAGGAGGTTATAAATGACGGAAGACCTGTACAACATGAAAAAGTCCTTGGAACTCGCGTGGCAACACGAGCATCTGAAGTCAGGGAAGCATAACATTCGTATGATCGAGATAAATAAACAGATCCAGGATGTTATAAAGCAGATCATTGCTCGAGAATTTGAAGAAGACACGCGTCTTACTAAAATAAACGCATCCAAGCCTGAAGTTTCGATAGCCACTTAAGCGCTATCAAAAATCAATTTTTTCCCTAAGGATACCTTGCACTCTTTTCAAAAAAGAGCTATAGATAAACTCTACTATACAATTTTAAAAGAACGTAGACGAGTATAGTCGACGGCCTAGAGACTACGTTCATCAAAACTAGGAGGATAATATGGGCACAACAACCTTTTCTGGTCCAATTAAGGCTGGAAATATTTATAACACAACTGGAACAACTATTGGCTCAAATGTCAAGAACGTTGGATCAGTTGTCATGTCACAATCAGCAAGCACAGAGCTGACTCATGCAACCACTACAGCGACAGCGCTAGGAATTATAATTCCTGCGAAAAGTCAAATTATAGGTATTACACTTATAATTGAATCGTTGTTTACAGCTTCAAACACCGCTACTATTGCCATTGGTAATGGTTCAGGTGATGCTACTGATATCTGTGGTCACACGAATGTTAGTGCAACAGCACTTTCAGTAGTTATGGGACCAGCAGCAGTGGATGTATGGACAAACACTGGTACTTCTGATGTAGAACTTTATGGTATTACCATAGCGAACTCTGCTTCAGCTGGTAGTGCAAGAGTTGTAGTTGAATACGTTCAAGCGAACAATTTAACTGCTAACTAATAATTAATGTGAGCTCCTTCGGGAGCTCACAGCTAAGGAGAAAAAATGGGTACATATATAAGTACAGTAAAATCTATAAACGTAACTGCTACGGGCGCTATTTTTGCGGGAC